CCGACACCCATGAACTTCTTGTTGAAGTAGGACTTCTTGCCCACGTCAACGGCGAGGAAGGCGGAATATTTCTGGACCGCTTTTGCGTCGCCGGTACCGATTACAGTCTGAGCCATTTGTGATTCCTTTCAAGAATTGAAGGGCTCTGCACAAACGGCACGTCCTGCGCCGTTAACGAACACCGCGGTCATGCCGCGGCACCACGGATGCCGCTCTTGGCAAGGTCGGCGCCCTTGACGGGCGAAACCTTGTCGATGGCCACATCCGAATCTGCGGTGAAGTGCAACTTCACCCGTTGGCCGGACTTCTCTCCGACCCGAAGAACAACCCGGCCCGCGTCCACGCTGACGCTTTCCCCGACACGTACATCCATGACCAGGGAGCGGGTCTTCACGTTCAGTCCGCCTCGGCCCAGCGCTGCTGCTGCTCAGGGCTCATCTTGGCGACGGCCTGCTCCAGCTTCATGCCCTTCAGGCCATTGAGGTGCGCGAACTCGCCACCGTCGTCGCTCTCAGCGGCCGCCGGCACGTTGCGCAGCGAAGGCGGCAGGCCCGACAGGTCCGGCGCGCGGCCGGTCTTCTTCGCCGGGTCCTGGCGCTCCTTGCCCAGCCCGAAGCTGTCCTTGACTGCCTTGTGCGCGGTCTGCAGGAACCACGATTCGGGCTTGTCGGCGTTCTCGGGGTCGGCGGCAAGCTCCTTGACGGTGGCGTCCAGCGCGTGGTGCAGCACCTTGTTGCCACGGTAGTCGATGCCCTCGTCCTTGGCCGCGTCGAGCAGGCGGTTGACCTTCTCGAAGTACGAGCGCTGGGCGTTCTCCAGCGTCAGCTTGGTGGCGACGTTGGCGGTGGTCACTTCGCGCTCGATGGCCCTGATCTGGCCGCTGATCTCGCTGTCCTTGGCCGAATATTCTTCTGGCGACAACTCGCCGTCCATCAGCTGCTTGAAGGCCTCGGCCTTCTGCGCATTCAGGGCCGCGATCTGGGCGTCTGCGTCCTCGGGCGCGGCGGCGGTGAAGACCACCGGCTGGTGCTCAACGAGCGCCTTGCCGGCCTTGGGCTCGGGCTCCTGGGCGGCCGCGACGTCCTTGGCCGGGTCGGCGGCCGGGTCATCCTTGCCCTCGTCCTGGTCGTCCTTGTCGTCAGACTTGTCGTCCTCGTCCTCGTCGCCGACGATGGCCTTCAGGCTCGACTCGTCCTCGCTCTCTTCTTCCAGCGCGGCGCGTTCCTGGTCGCTCAGCCCTTCGAGATCGTCTTCGTCCATGTCGGTTTGCTCCAAAAAAAATGGCCGCTCAGTGGCGGCCTGTCAGGGTGATTGGGTTGCGGTCAGCCAAGCGATCTGCCGGCGGTCCGGCACGATTGGCGGCACGTCGCGCAGCCGCAGCGGACCCAGCCGCCGTAGCCTTTGCTCAGGTATGTGGCAACGTCGCGGCGAGAAAACCGGCGCTGCTGCCACGCGTCGCGCAGAGCGTCCAGCATCTCCTCAGCTCTTCCCGTGCTCGGCGTCGCCCGCGATGGAAGCCATCTCCATCAGCTTCTTCTTGGCAAGCTCTTGGCACGCCTTGAAGCGCTTGGGGTCCTTCTTGATCGCCTCGGCGTCCTGCAGCGCTCGCAGGTCGGATTCGGTGCGCCACTTCGCCTCGTCGGCGGCGTAGCTGGAAATGCTTGCTGCTTTCATGTCGCTGCTCCTTCACGGCGCCATCGCGCCGTCGTTGTCCATCGTCTGAATGCCGGCGGCGGCGCCGTCCGCCTGTACTGCATCGGGAATTCCATGCGCCGCTCCAACGTAGTCGCCCGACTGGCTCTGCGGGGTCATCTCGGGCAGTTGCCCGCTCGGCGGCGGGATGTTCGGGTCAGCACCGCCCTGCGGCTGGAAGCCCGCCCCTTGCGCGATGACGTCGGCAATGGGCGCTACACCCGGCACCGTCGCCACGATCTGCCCGGCCTGCAGCGCCTCGTAGAGCCCCGTGATGATGGTGCGGAACGCCGCCGCGTCGAGCTGCTTGCCCTGAGCCTTGGTCTTGGCGATCTGCGCCTGCGCCTGCTCCAGCGTGATGCGCAGTTGTTCCTCCTGCAGCGCCGCGGCCTTGGCCGTGCGGGCTTCGTCCTCGGGGGTCGGGGCCTTGGCCGGGTCCCTCTGGCCGTTGATGCTGCGGATGCGCTCGAGCCACTCTTCTTTGTTCGGGATGTCCCACAGGTCCACCACGAGGTCCAGCAGGTTGATCGCGGCCTGCGGCATGACCGGGGCGATCTTGCCGAGCATTTCCATCATGGTCTCGGCCTGGGCCTGTCTCAGACTGGCGCGGAAGTCCTGTTCGTCGACGATGAAGTCGGCCTTGGACGCGGTGATGTCGTTGAGGGTCTCCCCGCTCTCGGGGTCGATGTTGTTGACCGGCAGCCACTCGATGGGCTTGTTCTCGCCGACGATGCGCAGCACCTTGCGGGCGGTGTAATACTGCTCGATCAGGGAGAGGATCTTCTCGCCCTGGATCTGGTAGGCGAAGCGGTAGTTGTCGAACACGGTGGCCGTGACGATCCCGCCCTGGTCCTGCCTTCGTTGGATCGCCACGCCGCTGTTGGCATTGGTCTGGCGCCCCAGGTTCTCATCTGTGATGCCGCTGATGTCCTGGATCATCTGCGCGTCGCGGTCGGCCAGCATCAGGTGCTCTTCGGCCAACTGGGTGTCGCGCTCGATCTTCAGTTCCGCCCCGGCCTTCTTCTCGATGATGCCGTCAGGCCTCGCAACTTCAGCCCGGAAGCGCTCGATGTCCTTGGCGTCGATCGCGCCCTTGTCCATCACGACCCGGTTGGTCGACAGGATGAACAAGGCCTTGCTGGCACGCTTGTTGAAATCTTCCTGCGCGTCGCGCACGTCGCGGATCATCCCGTAGGGCATTCCGTCCCTGGCCCGGCGGTAGCACCAGGTCGGCGTCAGCGGAAAGCGGTTGTGCCGGTACGGGCTCGGGCCATGCCATAGCGGATGCGATTCCGTGAACAGCATGACGTGCATCTTCAGGTAGGTCGTCGAGGCCAGCGTGACGTCCTCGGCCTCAACCGCGGCGCAGTGCTCGAGGTTCTTCTGGTCGAAAATCTCGCCGTCTAGCCGGCCGGAGCCGCGCATGACCTGGCAGGCGCAGGGCACCCGATACCAGCCCTCGATGATCTTGACCCGCTGCCTGCGGTTGAATCCAGCCGCGCCCTGGCTGGAGACGCTGCGGTGCCTGGTATAGCGGGAGAACTCGGCCAGTTCGGCGTTGGTCCGCGCACCCAGGTACCAGATGTCCTCGTCCTTCTCGGCGATCTGGTCTGCGTCCAGCGCTTCGCTGCGTAGGATGCTCTTTCGGTCCGGGAACATCGTTTCGGCAATGTCCACGTCCATCCAGCGCCAGCGAAACAGATAGCGGCCGTCCTGGTTGAAGTCCAGCTTCACGCTCATGCTGTCGTGCAGCACGTTGCGCCAGCTCTCGCCACCGGCGTAGATGATCTCCTGGCCGGGCTCGGTGTTGATGCCCTCCTCGAGCCAGCCGACCCCGGCGCAGATCATCTCCTTGAAAACCTGCGAGCGCTCGAAGGGCAGCCGGTTGCAGTCCGAGAGGTACTTGAAGACCTTGGTCTTGACCTCGGCGCCCTGCTCGTCGTTTTCCTCTCGCGGCAGGATCTTGTAGTCGAAGCGGGTGCGCTTCTCGGTGCCCAGCATCCAGTTGATGCTCGGCTTGACCTTGTTGAAGACCAGCGCGGCCTGATAGCGGTCGGCCAGTTCGTTGGCGTCCTCTTCGGTCCACTGTAGGCCGTCGTAGAAGTCCTCGTCGACCGCCATCTGGAAGCGGTTGACGCTCTGGCGGTCGCGCTCCTGCTGCAGCCAGTCCATCAGGATGCCGTGCCGGCGGCGCGTCTCCGGGCTGTCCAGGCCGTTCTTGCCCTTGCGCCTGGGCGCGCGAACCTCCGGGGCCATGCGAGCGACGGCGCTGTCACCGGACTCGGCGTAGGAGCGCTCGATCTCGGACATCAGACCTGCGCCTCGTGCAGCACGCGGCCACCCTTTTCGCTGATCACGAGTTCGCCGACCTTCTCGGGCGCCTGGGCGGCCTTGACAGCGGGCGGGGCGGGCGGCATCCACACCAGTTCCGGCGCGCAGTCCTCGATGATTCCGCAGATGTCGGCGCAGGCGCTGCGCGAGACCGCGTCCAGGCCGAGGTGGCGGGCGATGTCCTGCCAGCCGGTGGTTTTCAGGTCGCGGCTGGCGTAGCCGGTCTTCTCGACGTACTTGTGCAGGGACGACAAGCACAACACGAAAACCCCGCCGCGGGTGTTGCCGATGTTCGGGAACAGCACCATCGCCGGTTCGATCGGATCGCCCGCCCACTGCAGGGAGCAAACGACGTCGCCGCGGCGGAACTGCTTCCAGGAATGTTCTCCGCCCACCGCCGTCAGGGGGCGTCCGGTGGGGCCGTAGATCATGGTCATGCGGTTCTCCAGCTGCCGCGGCGCGTCGCCGGGCGGTCGTACAGTGATCGGGTGACGGGCTCTGCGAAGGTCAGCATGAAGGCGTCGGCGCGGTCAGGGCTCTTGATGCCGCGCTTCTTGGCGTCTTCCTTTTTTTCAATGAGCAGTTCGCTGTTGCGGTAGCTGTAATGCAGGCTCGTCAGGTCGACGGATAGTTCCTGATCTACCGGCAGGCTCACCGGGCCGTTTCTAGGGTCCAACCAATCCTTGCCTTCTCGCCAGATGCGAGCCCGCAGGTTGTAGTTGCGGCCGTCGTCCTGCCGCAGCGAACTATTGACCCCGATGATCTGGACCCCACGCAGCGCCTCGTACTCTCCGAGCCGGTCCACGACGCCGGCACCGACCCCGATGACATCGACGGCGATTTGCTCGATCTGCCCGCGCCCCAACGTGGACGCCGCGTCATTCCAAGTCAGCACGTAGTCCTTGACCCGAGCGGCCGTCTGCATGGTGTCCAGCTTGCCCCACACCTCGAGCGGGTAGACGATGCGGCTGTCCCTGGGGCACAGCACCGTCTTGTCATCGCCGAAGCGGGCCACATCGACCCCGAGCCGCACAGGGCCGGACGGCTCCACGTCAGCCGGGCCTTTTGCCTGCGCCTCGCTCACGAATGCGGCCGGAATCCATGCGTTGGCCACGGACGCCGAGTAGCTGATGTCGACCTCCTGAGCCAGCACCACGGGGTCCAGGTCGCGCACCTGCTTGTCGTACCACTCCCGGCCCTTGCGCGGGTCCTCGCGCCAGCTGAAGGTGAACACCGGCACCTTGCCGCTCTTTCGCTTCCGGGCGAACGGGTTGCCCTCGCCGTTCGGGGTGCTGACGTCGATCTTGACGTTCGAGGTCTGGGAAAGCGCCGCGTCGATGGTGTCGGGGTGCTCAAGGAACGCAGATTCGTCCTTGAAGTAGATCGACGTCCGGTTGCCACGCCCGATGTTGTCGCCCGCCTCGCCCACGATCGCCGAGCCGTTGTCCGGGTTCAGGATCGACATGAACGGGGCGTGCTTCTTCGGATTCCACCCCGCAGGCTGGAACTCAATCGGCAGCAACCCGATGAGTGCCCGCGCCTTCCAGAACAGGCTTTTCGGGTCGTTCAGGTCGTCGACGTATTCCTCTTTTCGCGAGCCGAACCCGCACACCGTCCCAGGCTTGAACAGCAGCATCCAGCAAGCGAAGCCGATGCACAGCCAGGAAACGCCGGTATCGCGGCTTTTCTCGGCCAGGCCGTCTTCCCGGCCACGCCAGCGCGCCAGCAGCCAGTCGATGAACTCGTGCTGCCTCGGGAACAGCAGGAACGGCATCGTCGAGGGCAGCTTGCGCTCTGCCATCCGCGGATCGAAGGTCATGCCCCAGTCGTGGATGAACTGTGCCGGGTGATCGTCGGCGTAGAACTTCTTCACGCCGGCCAGTAGTGCCGCGTCGGCCCTCAACCGCTTCTGTCGCTCCGTCCGCTCGGCATACACAGGCGCGTAGTCTGGGTTCTTCCAGTCGAAGCCATCGGGCAGCCAGAGTGCGCTCACCTTATGCGCCGTCCCAGAC